TCTACAGCTCATCAATAAACTAAATCAGGTGTAGCGCGGCGAAATTTTTTGCATAGATTAACGACCATTTTTGCATAATGCCGCCGCGCTATAATTGTCTATTCTGCACAATGCAAAATAGACCGCTAGAAATTTCGGATGATTAACTCGTTCGCCTGCTTTTTGTTGTCCCCTAATGAGTATTTAAGGCTCACAGTATCCATATGCAGTCCCTTAAAGACGTCCCGCATCTCCGGGATATCGTTGACTGAGATTATCATACTGCCCTTAATAGAACGCGCTAACTGGGCCATTTGGGTATATTGATCAAGTCCGAACTCAACCCCGTAGCCACAGGTCTGCCAGTAAGGTGGATCTAAGTAAAATAATGAATGTGGACGGTCATATTTTTCTACACAATCAGCCCACCCCATGTGTTCTATCATTGTGCGGGATAGCCTCAGGTGTGCCGCTGATAGCGTTTCTTCAAGGCGCAACAAGTTCAGTCCTGTTGGTCTTGTGGTTGATGTGCCAAATGTCTGACCATCCACCTTACCGCCAAAGGCTGTCGTTTGCAGATAGTAAAACCGAGCCGCCCTCTGTATGTCAGTGAGCACCTCTGTCTGCGTGGCTTTCGTCCACTCAAATACTTGCCGGCTGGTTAATGCCCATTTAAACTGCCTTACAAACTCTTCTAAATGGTTTTTAATGACGCGATAAAGGTTAATTAGCTCACCATTAACATCATTAATAACCTCTACTTTAGAAGTCTCTTTGAGAAAATATAGAGCTGCACCCCCACAAAATGGCTCGATATAGCATGTATGTGCAGGGAACAGCGGCAAAATATGTTTTGCCAACCGTCGTTTACCACCCACCCAGGGAATTATTGGGGTACTCATAAAATGTATGCCTTCTTAATGATCGATTTAACTGATCAGTAATTAATATTTGATCGGTTAAATCGATCAAATGGGATTGGGTACTAAAAAAGCCGCATATGCAGCTTTTTTAGTACTAGGTCGATAAATACTTATTATTGTAGTTGTGGCCACACGATATCCGGCGCTGTACTCACATCAATACGCATAAGTGCAACTCGGTATTTCTTCCACACCGCGAGTTCAGATATTTCTTTTTCACTTGCTTCTTCTGTGTCAACTGCATCTTGCCGCCAGTCAATTTCAGAGTCTGCAGCTGCTTTTAATGTTGCTTTCTTTGCTGCTGCTGCGGCTATGATTTCCGCTGCGCTTACATTTCGCCTAACTAGCTTTTCGTTGTCAAATACCCACGCACCATTGATATTGATATCGCATCCATCCGGAATCTCATCAAACTCAAGAACATCGCAGCCGGAAGGGAAAAGCGTTGATATATCATTTGTGACAGACATGACTTTCTGTGTGAGATGGTCCACTGCAATAATATATTTTTTAGTAAATAATGACTGAGATTTATACCAGTCGAGCCCGTCGCTATCACTCAGATATGATACATTTTTCCCCAAAGAAAATTCATCCGGGATGTATTGTACTAAATTCGTTAATTTCATAATTAAATGTTTCCCGCAGTAACCCAAATTCCATTTTGTAAAAATTGGAGTGGTCTGAAAATATTCCAACTCCCGCTTGTGCCGACAAGGTAACATCCCGCAGGGATTGGACCTATCGCCCCGTCTGCTGATGACTGCGCACCTAATCGCACACTAGTTATAGCGCCAGACTTAATGCTATTAATGTACGAAAATAAATCACCTATCGGCCCCCACGCCGGGCCTGCAATATTTCCATCTCTATAAATCCGCGCACCACCTTCTCCGCCAGCCGTGATGGTTCCCCCGGATTTAATGTCACCGTTTACTGATAAAGTTACTTTTCTTGTCGTTAGTTCAAGCTCGGTTGAAAATAACCATTGAGGCTCAATTGCATAGTGTGTAGATATATAATCTGTTATTACTCCACTGTCATTTACGTAGCAATTAAATCCTGATGAGTAATTGTCGTTTCCGGGTGACCGACACTCGACTTTTTCTCTTGAAGTTACTACACCCTTTACATCAATTGATTTATCAAATGTCCCACCATTCTTTTTTGATACGACATCATTAGCATCTGCAGCACCGATATTTGTTCTCGCTAACGCTGTATCATTCAAATCAGACAGATTTCTCGTTACTTGCAATGCCCCATTTGCATTATTTACTGTCGTCAATAAATTTAGATTTGTGATTGCAGCAAGTACAGCGTTCGGTCCCGCTGCGGCTATTTCAGATAAGTTATTCACGATTTTCAGGGCGGCGTCATTTGCCGTTTTAACAGCTTTTGATGTTGCGGCGAGTGTTTCACTGTCACTGTTTGTCGCGCTACTTAATTGCACGATACCTTTTTGTGATAATGACGCAGATGGTAGTTCAGGGATGCCCTGGGTTATTAATTTTGTTATAGCAGTAACTAATTGGTCTTGCTTTGTTTCATCTATTTCTATTCCGGCTTTCGTTAATACAGACAATAATTCTTGTTGAATGCTAATAACACCGCTTTGCACGTTATTCAACCACGCGCCTGGAACAATCGTGCCTTGCTCACCCGTTGCCGGGTTACCGTCATGAAATGCATTGTCAGGGGTATTAATTGGCGGCATGATATTTTTCATTATCAGCTCTCCTGGTAAGTAAAATAGCAAAAAGTATGGGCTGGCTTGAGATTGTTAAATACATTTTCAATCACAGTGTCTGAAAATGATGATAAGCGCTCACCTGCTGCCGATATACCAGCTCTAAATCTGAATGTTTGGGTCTTTGAACCGAACACATTCACTCGCCAGACCCAGATAACTTCAGGTGCCATGATCACATCACCTGCACGATTAACCCCCGCTCTGAAAGGCTCTAGTTCATCAATGGTTATCTGATATCCAGCACTGACAGCAATGCGTTTAAAATAGGGAATGCTGAGTCCACCGAACTCTGACAGCTTAATAAGGACAACTTGTAAGCGTTGCTGATAGCTGGCTTCCGGCTCTGCTGTGATGTCCAGAACGCGCTCCCAATCAGCAATTAGGCTATTCGCGTAAAAGGGTGTGACGCCCCCCGCCACGGCATTAGCCAACAGTGAAGCGGTATCAAGTTCGTTACCTTCAGCCTGCATTTCAGCATGGATTTTTGGCTGCTGAGAGTCATAGGCAACGGGCGGTAATAGCAGGCCCAATAAAGTTGAGAATGTCATAGCAGAGCCACGGTGATAGTCCCGATACGCAACCACTCGACAACAGAATCATCGACCTGTGGGGTAACATTATCGACGGGCGTGATTATTTTTCGGTCAGTGATGCCTGTAATAAACGAAACCAACATTTCAGCCTGACTGCGAATAAAAGTTTCACCTGGCATCAGACGGTTTATATAATTATTTAAAGCCTCTTTAATTAATATTTCCGCAACATCGAAAGTAATACCATTTAGTGTGACTTTAACTTCGATATCAAATACCTTAATCGTCGGAGCCATCACCAATGAACTCTTGGCTGTCACCGGACGAACGTCATCAATATGAAGCTGTGTATCGGCAATAATGGCTTGGGATGGCAAGCCATCAGCAGAGGTGATCACAATATCGACGGTGCCTAAGCCACGACGTAATGGGTAAACAAACGCTGCAGTTACGCCAGTCACTTCCAGCGCCCAGCGCTTGTAGTCATATTTATTCCCGCCAGCAGGAGGGCGGCGAATAATATCGAGCAACCGTGCCAGCAGGTCTTCCGGGCTTTCTTGGTCAGTCCCCCCGCGCATAACGCCAATGATAACAGTGCTATCCACCCCATCTGGAGTTGATGACAACGTGCCCGACATCACCTGTGTCGTGTTTCCGGCTGCGCCTGCAATAGCGGCCTGCGCGACCACGGTTAACTTGCCGTCAAGCCCGACAGTGGCGCGTTGAGTGGTCACAAATGAGAGTGCATCACGCGTCACGGTTAATCCACTGGCTACGATGGCATTAGGCTCACCTGTGATATCAATAGTGCCTGTTGCGGTATTTGCAGGCTTGCGAACGATGCCCCGTGTTCTGCAATGCAATTCCAGAAACTCAATATCAGCAGTGTCGGGGAATATCTGACGAACAATCCAGCCTTGATCCTGATATATTCCAGCCACACAACTGGCAACCGATGAAGCCCGAATATAATAATCACTGTTTTCAGAAATATCGGCATCGACTAATAAATTACGTATATCGCGTAAAATATTGGAACGAATAGCCTCGACGGTGGGTGTAATATGGGGCATTAGGCAACCCTCACTTGATGGCGAAACGTTTCTGATTGATTGGAGGCGGTTTCCACCACGATATGCAGTAACAGCCAGCCGGGCATTAATCGGGTCGCTGTCACCGTGATCGCCGTGGCGCGATTATCATCAATCAGGCGCTGTAATGCCTGTTCAGCATATTGGCGAGCCAGGGTATCAACACGAGGGACATCTTTCTCGCGAGCCAGTTCATGCAAACGTGAGCCCAGCGAGATATCGGCCCACCATGAGCCTAGCGGAACCATCAGGCACAGGTAGACGGCATTTGCCAGCGTATTGATGCGTTCGCCAGTGTAGTCGCGGGTTGAAGGGTCAATTAGCATGTCCATGCCGCCACTATGGCGGCATGGAGCAAGAAAATTCAGGTGAAGAGGTTCAGTGGGTTAGGCTTTAGCGCCTGAAGTGGAGCCGCTCATGCTATCAATATGATGGTGTTTTAACAGGGAGATTGAACCGGCCTTCACATCGCCAGTGGTCTCGTAGTTGCCACTTGTCTGATTGATATTACCCTCAAATGTTGCCCCAGTGCCACCCTTGATGGCCATACCGCCATTACCGGTGATTTTATTCTGCGCGGTAACCTGCTCACTGGCAGTCACCATCGGGGTATTAAAATCTGCCTTTTCCTCGGCGTTGACCTCGTAATTTTTGCATGTCACGCGATAGGTATCGCATTCCACATCAATGATGCGGCCACGCTTGAGAACGATTTTAGCTCCCTCATCGGTATAGAGGGCGACTTCACCAGACTGAAGCCCGGCAAGCCGGTAAGCGCCATGTTCTGTAGCGATAATGACACCATGGGAGGTATTGCCGCCAAGGGGTAATATTACCGCCATCGTGCCGGGGAGCGGATTTGAGGTGAAACCGTAGTGCTGGAACAGCTCATTATCCTGCAATTGTTCACCTGCCAGAGCACGGGCCTGCACAGTTTGAACCTGTCCGCCACTGTTAACCCGCGTTAACACTGCCCTAAATGCCTTTCGAATGCGGTTTAATGCGGTATTAATTCGACCATCAACACTATTCCACATCGACGATCCCCAGCGCTTTGGTTTTCTTTTTCTTTCGGCCTTTTTTCTTTTTCGGGAATGCATCAGGTATCCAGACGCCATCCTCTTTTAAGCGCAATGTGGTGGTCTCACCTTCAGTGCGGCCACCGACGAACTCTCGCCCCATAAGGAAGAAAATCCCGTCTATGCCATGAGGTTCACTGCGCACATGAATACGTTGGCCAGGCTCCCACAGTACACCATCGGTATTACGATGACCGGCGACCACGCCGGTTAAGCTGTAACCTGCCAGTCGGGCATCAGCCATTGCTTTACGTCCGCGATAGCGCACCTGATCCAGATTGTCAGCGTCACCGACCACCATGATTTGTGGCCGATAATACGGCACTGTAGGGTCTTTTATCACCGCGCTGAGAGTCGCGCTCAACAATCAGGCCGGATTTATTCGCACTAACCTCTTCGACTATCTCCAACTCTTCCAGCTTCAGTAGCACGTCGAGTAATTCACTGCGCACTTTGGGCGCAGTTCTGGCGCTGAGTTTGTCACGGGGAAAACGCAAGTCGATACGTTCACGGCAGGCTTTACGCACATAGTCCAGCGTGCGAATGGTGGTGATATCCAACAAGGCGGTGTCCGGCGTTCCGGCACCGTTTTCGGTATAGGTGCTGATAGCCCGAACAATCTGGACGGTATTGCCGGGGCCAACCTCCAACGGGGTCAGGCCGTTATGCAGGGCATTTTCCTGCTCATTACGCCCCGGACGGTCAGCCAGTGCGGTTACGTCCAGGCTGCTCATCACCAGTGTATTAAGTGGCCGGGCCGGGTCTTCTTCGCTGGCAATCACCGCCGCGTAAGCTGCTGCAATTTGGCCGGGTAATTTAACTGACCCGTTATGCCAACCCAGAGTGACGCGGCCACCATTGATGTCCCCGCTCAGTGTGGTGCCAGTAGATAAGGACTTAGGCCAGCCCGCAACACCGATGGCTCCACGTTGTTCCAGTGGCCCACCAACCTCATCCAGATGGTTACGCAACGTCGTTAACGCTTCTGACGTTGAGTACGGACAAACGAGGATGTTATGGCCCGCAGCAAAGACAGCCGCTAACGCAGGTGCAATATCAGGGTCTACTGCGCCCGCCGCCATGGCAGTGATAGCCGTGGTGACACTTGTTGCCGTCGATTGAGCACGTAACTTGATATCGTTGCCCAGCGCACCCTTATGGCGGCAAGTGAGCGTAATAACGCCTGCGGCAGCGACTGCTGTAACGGGCAAACCGGTCTGACTGGACATTGCTGCAATCAGATTGCCAGCAATCTCAGCAGGGGTGTCTGTCGCGGCCACGGCAGTATCAATGCGGATATCGCCAACCCACAGGCTGACTACGCCGCTGGTCGCCGCTGTACCTGCCAGAGTTAAGGTTCCTTCTGCGGCAATGCCTGATGTGGCATCCGATACACCGATAATCTGCAATTGTAGATAGCGATTACTGGTAATAGCATCAATGGCCATCAAATGGGCCAGTGAACCGTAACCGAATAATTCCGCCGCTTGCGCATCCGAAAATACGTTGGTGGCCACAAGCGGTAACGCGCTACCGGTAGATAACATCTGGCCAATAATCAACACAAGCTGCTGATTGCTGGGTAAGGTGCGGACGGCTAACCGGGTATTGAACTCAATGTATTTACCCGGCTTGCGGATGCTCGCTGGGATGTTGTCAAAAGCAATATTAGGACTGGCCACGGGATGCCTCCGCTTTGGTTTTGGCTTTCGATTCAGTCGCAATAACGGCAACTTCAGTCACCGGCGCGTCTTCAGCCGCTGCGACTTCTTTACTATCCGCAACGATAATCAGGTCACCCACGGCAATTTGACGCAGGTAATAGGCGGTGTTGGGGACATCTACCGCGTCGGCTTCAATGTATTTTCGGGCGTTGTGTTGGTAGGGAACACGAACCCCGCCAACGGCTTTAACTTTAAGTATTGTCATGATGAATAATGTCCTCAGCATCCGGTGAGAGTGGGGTCTGTGGGATGTCATAACGGAGATGAGTGGTAAGCCAGTCAGCATCCGGCTCGCTTTGGCTACCCAGATAGCCGCTAAAGATACTGTCAATTGAATCAACAGGCGCATTAACAACAGGGAATAAGCCATTCTCCAGTGCCTCTTCAACCCAATAAGTGTCGAACTCACAGGCGAAAACAGACAATGCTGCATCACCCACTTTGGTGTTAAACAAGGTGCGAACGCGCCCTGGAACCAAATGCGCAATCCTGATCCCCAAATCCTGACCGGATAACAAACGGCGCACAGCCTCGACCATTTTATAGGTGCCAACCTCCTCCAATCCGGGGCCACCCTGACGTGTAGATTCCTCGCTACGCACATTACGTTCCCCAACAATCACCACAAAACGCCCATAGGTTTTGTATTTGCGCTTGCTGATACTGGTATTCTCAGTCTTCTGGATACCGCCGAACGTGACCCAGACTCCCGGTAAACGGCGGATCACTTCGGCGGGTTCTGCGTCCATTTCGCCGCCATAGGAGTGAACGCCCTGAACCATACGGCCCATTCCCTGGCGTAACCGTTCACAAATGGCTTTTTCAGTGAGCGCAATAATCAAAATGCACCCCCATTAGTCGAGTCACGGCCAAAGTTACGACCCGCAGAAGAGAAACGAATACGTGGGCTGGACTCGACCACTTCCCCGTTAGGTAATTTACCCAGGGTAATTTGCCCGGCAGCGACACGCTCCAGATAACGGATAGCATCCTCATAACGTTCGCGAATTTCTTCAGTGCTTTGGGTTCCCGCCCCACACAACAGGTAGCGGGCAATATCACAGCAACGGCCCACCAAAATGCCGGGGGTATCTGGCCAAGGGGTTGGATAGCGACCCGCCAGATAACCGTCAATTTCAGCGCTGGCTTGCGTCAGCTTGACGTCAATCACATGGTCATCAATCTGGCCACTGAAATTGCGGTCTGTAAGGGCGATACATTCCTTCTCACCGAATGCATCCACCATATTTTGACGAGTCGCATACATGGCACGTTACCTTATTTAGTCGTCTTGGTTGTTTTAGCGCCTTCAGACTCTTTGGACGCCGTATCGGGAGCAGGAGTCAGGTTGGCAATCTGCGCCTTGAGAACATCAATTTCCAACTGCTGCTCGGCAATGGTGCCATTAGCGGTACCAAGAGCTGATTTCAGCGCATCAGCATCGTCCGCAAGCCGAAACACACTGGCGTCAAGCGCTTGATTACGGGTAAAAAGTTCTTGGAAACGTGCTTTAGCATCGGTCAGTTCCTGGCTCTGCTCAGTGTTACCTTGCTGACTATCAGGCATAGTGCGGGAAATAGTTCCCGATAAAGAATTCATACCCCGTCACCGGGTCTTTTACCTGCTGGTGACGCTCAGCAATAGCCGCCGCTGAAGGGTCAAAACCCACATCCTCGGCTTCAATGGTTCTGCGCAGGCTCGCGGCGAGCTCTGCCAGTTCACTGGCAAAGTCACGCGCGGTGAACTTCTTAGCCATAGTGTTTCTCCACTTCATCACCAAAGGGTTCTAATATCTCGACGAACGCCGCTAAATGCTGGGGGTGCTTCTCAGAGATAAAGATGCTGAGCTTTTGAATGACATCCAGCGCAATGGCCAGTTGACTGGTTTCTGGCAATATTTTCTTGCTGGCAGAGATGGCTTTATTAAAGGCATCAGCCAGACTGGCTAACAGTTCGACCCGTTTTTGAGCCGGGAGCTTAGAGTCACCGTTGAGCTGCTCTAAGGTGGTTTGATACTGCGTGACCAGACCAGTTAGCACCGCCCGCGCAATGTCCTCCAGTCCACCGCCTGCAATCACGTGAGCGGCCCGTAATTTATCCCAGTCATCACCGCTGTCCTGCGCCTCTTTTTTCCAGCGACGGGCGGTAACAAAGGGGATTGCCGCCTGAGCGGAAGCGATTTCCAATGACATCTGGCCGAAAATATACGACCTACGCAGTCTGTCCCGTGTTTCCTGCGGATGCGCCATCGTTACAGCCCCAAACGGGCTTTAATCAGCACGATAGCCGTCGCAATAAGCCCCCCGGATAAACCACCGGCTATCGCTCCGGCCACCGCACCACGGCGGGTCGCTTCGACCTGAATGGCCGTAATATTGGTTTCTATCCGATCAAGTTTTAAATTGATGTCAGTTAATATCTCCAAGTCCTGCCCGGGAATAAAAAGCTGGTCTAATTGAGTGCTGATTTTATTCAGCGCATTAACTTCACTGTTGACGGCATTAACACGTCGGCTTCTGCGTTTATGGCGTGGTTTCATTTGTCTGCCTTCCTATCTAATTTTCCGTCAATACGATCAATGGCAATTCTGACATCACGTAATGTCGCCATCATGAGGTCAAAGTTTGTTTTGGCATCTTCACGCCGCTGATAATCAGTTTTTATTGTTTCAACCGATTTTTCTAAATTAGAAATATCCTTTTGTAATTCCTTTACCCAAAGGCCAAAAACAGCAGAAACTATTCCCAATAAGATTTGGAACCCGAGATCTAATGTCACCTGGTACCGCCCGAATAATATTTATTGATTTGTATTAATTGCGTTTCTAATTGCTGGCACCATTTCCCGTAGTCTGCGGCGTGGGCGAGAATATCCTCTGGTGGTAGCCCGCTATGGGTGGGCTGGGTTTCACTGGCAGTTGGTACAGCACTGCTGGCGGTGGGTTGCACTCGCTGATCACAATCGGGGTAGCCGAGAGCTGACTGGTAGACGCACAGGCTGTGAGGCCCAAGGCCAGTATAGGTAGCGCCATCTTGTTGAGTCGCATCATTGATTTGCCTCTTGAGTCTCTGATTATCTCTATACAGTGCGTTGATTTTGGCCTGCAACTCAGCGGACAGTTTATCGCCCAACTGTTGAGCGACCTTCAGACGTTCCAGCGCGGCAGTCAGGGCGGCGCTGGCGTCATTCGCGGCCCGAGTCTTTTCTTCCGACCAGGTGGTTTTAGCCTCGCTAAAAGTCAGTCGCTCATCTGAAAGCTGCTTGCCGTAAATCAATGCCGCCAATACGAACCCCGCAACAGCGGCGACAAGCAGTGCTAACGAGGGTTGCCAGTAGGCTTTAAGGAGTTTCAGAAGTGCCACTGGCCAGCTCCTTATCGCGTTTTAGCGCCTGATATTTTGATGCCTGGTTTTGAGTGACCCACGCGGCCAGATAAAGGCTGAACCAGATATCACCGGACTGGCCAAAGATAGTGGCCCACAGCAACGCGAGAGAGGACACGATAAATGCCCCCACCAGAGTGGTATCTGAGGTAGATAATCGCCCGGATGAAGGGTTGGTGATTAATTCTTTGAGGGTTTTCATTATGGACATAGGACACGCTCGGCAACTAATAACCGAGCCTGACGGTCAGCCAGGCCGTTAGTGCCGCCGTTAATCACTTTGGTCAAGCGAACAAAGCTACCGTTGTCCGCATATTCGTTACAGTTGTTTACGTACCAGAACCAACCCGCAGAGCGTGCGGCATAATCATCTTGCAGCAGTAAATCTGGGTTGATGATCAAGTCGATTTCTAGCGCATGGCCACAACGGTAATAATTATCCAAAAAGGTGATTTGCTTCAGTCCACGGCCACGGAATTTCCAGCCATCGCCGGGCGCGTTGTTACCATAGCGTTTGCTGTAAACAAGGTTGGCAATGGCTTTTTGTCGTTCAATAGGGACAACGGTCTCGCCAGGTTGGCGGCCCAACATCTCGCATTGCCCGGCTGTTAAACGGCTACTAAAGGTGGTTTTTAAGCCCACTACGCTGTAATTAAATGACTCGACCAGTGCTTTAAAACCCCCGCTTTCATGCCCGATTTGTGCAATAAACGCAGCCTGGCGACGGGGGGTATCAATACCGAACTCTTTCATTGCTGACAAGATATGCGGATACCAACGCGATGCGAGCGCGGGAGATAAAGAGGCGGCGAGTTGAAACTGTGATAGGGAGATTTGCATGACACCATCCAAGGGTTGGGATGGTGTCAGTATTGCTATTAGGGTTTTATATAATCAGTGGAAGGGGTTCAGTGTCCAATCAACTATTTGATTAAAACTTATCCCATAGATACGGGGTGAATGAAAGTAATAAAATTAACACAAAACCTAGACGCTTTGAGTTCGGTTTTTCAGCGCCATCAATATTAGAGACGGTTTGTGTGAGCGCATTCCTTCTTACAAGATACAGAGGGAATACAATAAGCCACAAAATAACAGTGCCGACTGCCCACGCGAGTTGATTCGATACTCCCCTTTTTGTTGCATCATCAAGAACGTAGACTCCCGATATAAAAAAGATTACACCCAAAATTAATTCCATTTTTTTCACTCCTAGAAAAGAGAACTTTGTAGTTCATTATTAGATGTTTTTCTCTCCGCCAATAACCCCCAAGCGAACCTATCAGAAAAACCATATTTAGGGCATAACTGAGTCATCACCATCAGTGAAGAGACGCCAAGTGCGCGTAACTCGGAGAACTCAGCCAAAAACGAGCGGTTACGTAACTCACGTAAGGCGCGATCACAACGTGGAAGGTAAAGAACTTCTCCACCAAAATGCTTGACCAGCAGTTGTGCGTTCTCATCACCAATGGTTTCACGTAACAACGTGGCACGGGCTGCGCCAAGTGCGCGCAACCCTTTACCAATTGGGAAGGTAGTACCGCCCAACTTATCGAGCAGGCGGGCTGTGGCGGGATAACCGATCAACTCGGCAATCTGCTGGACAGACTCCGGCAATAGCGCTTTAACCTGCTCAATATCCATCATGGTTTCCCTCGACGTTTTGCATCAATAATCAATGCCTGCATCAGTTTTGTCAGCTTATCCAGCGGTAACCAATCAACATATCTTACCTGAAACATATGTTGCGCCATAGATTCAGCATAACTCCATGGACGGTTGGCGTCAGTCAGAAGCGCCTCAATCTTACTGAGTATCGTCTTCTTACTGGCCGGAACGCTGGGCCTACGTCCTCGTTTTGGGGCGGGTTTAGGCTCAAATCCATGAGCCCGCATATAAGCTACAATACGTTCTTGCTGCTCAATAGAACACTTGGCAGAGCTGGTTTTACCGGTCAGGCGATAAATAACATCACGATAGGTTTCATCGTCCCAGGCTAAAGCAGACTTACCCACATGAATAAGCTGGATTAGTTTTTTGTCCATAACGCCTCCAATTGAGTCCGTAAGCTATCGCTGACTCTTGTCGCCAAGCCCAGCCGGATAAGCCAGTCAGACAGTTTATCCATTGCCGCAGCGGGAGAGTTATGTCCAGGGAACTCATCAAGTGCTATCTGAGCCGTCCATACGCCATCTTGACAAGTTAAGGTCACGAGTTGGTCAAGAACCGTTCGTTGATTTTCATGGGCTACAAGGACACAAATCAGAGCGCTAGAACCTGCCGAGTGCAGATCACTACGTTCAAACTTAGTGGTGTATTGGGTTGTTTTTCCACGGCCAGTCAATAAATCAGCGGTGGCCGCTGGAGAGTAACCTCCCAATTCAAGCAGCCTTGCCCGCGAAGCGGTAATTTCATCAAGCGCAGACTGGAGCACTTGCAACAGTTGCTCGCTGTAGTCTTCACCCAACGCCAGATGATCCTTTAACAATCCCAAATTAGTCATTTTGTACCTCATCCAACTGAGCGTGGCTAGTCACATCTGTCAGATTTAACGAACGTGACTGACGATAAAACCAACATGCTGATTCACCTATAAAAGCCGTATTGCAACCTGCGGGTACCTTTCAGATTAATCAGCAGTCGCGGCATACCGACCAGAACAACGCCAATACCGCTTTTATCATGCAGGCGGCGCAGTACTTCCAGTGACCGATGCGGCAATAATTCCCCCTCGTCAATCAACAAGACATAGCCCGAATCACGTAATTTATTGCTACATAACTCAAAGGTTTCATGCATGTTGCCGCGAGGGGATAGCCCCAAACGGTTACAGATTTCTTCAAGCAAGACGCGAGCGGTAAAGCTGGGGTCAACCTCGATTAACAATGCGGTGGAGTTCTGGCTGGCGTAAGCCTTTAATGCCATGGTTTTCCCTAAGCCCGCCTCGCCGTAAATCACATTGATCTCACCGTCAACGTGAGCCATACGGATAATTTCCAGTGCTTTCTTAGCGGCTGATGTTGCAACAAATTTCACCTCAACGCGCTGGGATTTATCTTTCTCGCGAGTCCGCTCAAGGAATGCCTGAACATCGTTATTGACCCTGTCCAAATCCCCGTTATATTTACCTTGTAGATATTGATTTACGGTAGCTGTGCTCATACCGATGGCACGTGCAACCTGTGCTTGATTGAGGCTTTTACGTTCCATCAGTTCTATAAGATCATTTTTAATCGTCATGATTTAATTCCTATGTAGTGAATGAGCGGCATTTGATAGGCGTCAAATAGCCGCTTTTTTATTAGCATGTGTTTTTAAATATTCATCGCGATCAGATTGGAATATAAACATCTCTTCCCGGTCATCATTAATTCTTGATATATCGCTCTGGATAAGTGAGCCAAAATCGGGCGCATTATCAACGGTCAACACTGGGTTAAGCTCGGCATTAATCTCTTCGGCTTTTTGCTCAACCAGTTTCATACGGCGGCTGTGGCGGTCTTTTGCCACTTTCTGGATGTAATCCACTGGGAATGCGGCGCGGGTATTGCCGTTGACAATCGCAGTACAGATAAACGAACCATCGAGTCGACGAACGGTAACGCTACCAGCATCGTGAATATCGAACTCAACCAGAACCTCTTCGCCATCGACCTGAATTAAACCTTCAGCAAAATACTGGTTATTGAAGATAGACAGCCAACCGCGCTGGGCGGTACGTTTGACTTGCGGACGGAACATGTCGCGCAACTCGATATCGGAAAGGCGTTCAATGGTCTCGCTGGTCAGCAGTAACTGGCGGTACTCCGTGGCGGTATAGTGCTTACCATCATCACGGCGGGGNAATTCGCTGTGACGGTGGGTGGTGTTATAGGCTTCAATCTCATCTTCTATGGCATCAATAAGCTGCTGCCATGAGGGTAATTTCGCCATCGCCGCTTTTTGGCGGCTGTTGAGCTCTTTATTCTTACCCTGTGCATTGAAGGCTGAATTAAGGTCAACGCTGACCATACGAACCGTTTCACGGTCAGCAGACTTACCGTTATAGGTGGCAAATTTACGGGCGATACGGGCAGGGATTTCGCGGTTAAGCCGCTCAATAATCCCACGCGCCTGCGGGTTGCCGGGGATGCCCGTAGGGTGCTCCACACCAAGACGCGATAAAATACCCGTAATATCAGCATCTAGTACGTTTGCAGTTTGACCCGCACCGTTATCTGAATAGTAAATCAGGGGTATGCCGTGGCTCTGCATACCGTGGCGCAGTGCATCAGCCACTGCGATCACATTCTCAGCCAGGCTCAGACTCCAGCCGACGACATAGCGCGTCCGACCATCAATAACCAGCGTGATTTCAGGGGTAAATGGACGACCATGGTCAGGGTGTGCCACCTTCATTTTCATACTGTGGCCATCCCCAATCCAAACGCCATTAACGGGCATTTGTGACCAGTTACGTTTAACATAGGTATTCAGCGCCCGCATGGCAGACCCCGTAACACGGCCACGCTGTTTAACGACGGTTGGCAACTTGTCTAATGCCCGCCGCACGGCATAGACAGAAGGAATTGCGGCGAGCATGGCGGGCTGGTCTGCATACTGCACCTGCCAGTCGCTCTCAAAATTATCGTAAGCCTCAGCAATGCTTAAGCCGTTGGTGGTGCGGTAGTGCGCCATAAATAACGGCATCCATTTGATGTGCTCTACCGGCTTGCCTTTATTGTGTCCGGGAGCCAATAGAACCAGACGTTCAGAAGGCGTAGCTGCACGTTCATAGTCAACCACCCAACCATTAAGGGTTCGAGTGCTGACGCCTGTGCGCAGACCTTTGCGGGCGTTGGCCATAGCTGCTGCTTTCTGCAAATTTTCAGGCAAGCTATTAGATTGTGACTGGTCACAAATGTAATTAATGGCCCGAATGCGTGACAGTCCGGCATTCTGCAAATTGATAACCTCGGCAACCAAAGTGGCGCGGGCATCAGCGATATCACGCTGTAACTTGGTCAGATTGCCAGTGCTACGTTCCAATAGTGCGGGACATTGACGCATGAGATCTAACTCATGCTTGGCTTTTACCCTTGGGGTTAAATCGCTGTTAACCAGCGTTTTAACGGCCTTTTTCTCTGCATTTAAAAGAGAGTTAAGGTGGCGTTCTTTAATTATGGACTGAACGTCAGTTGGTAAGCTCTCAACCAGATACTCGTAACTTAACCCTTTAACCCCGGTTAATTTTCTGCGTGTCCATCCTTCATTTTTGGCTTTTTTGCCTAGCCCTTGTGGGGTTTTGGGCAAACCATTAACAGACAGTAATTCATTCAGGGTTATCCAGATCATTTGCCAGCCCTCTCTGCATGGCGAGATGGCCAGATAACGGCAGGGGATACGCCGATAGCATTCGCGATAATGACTTCTGCTTTTGGGTAAGGACCTCTGAGGGCGTTTCTCAATGTGGATGGGGCCAGACCAGCATCGACTGATAGAGATGTCAGGGACAACCCTTTCTTGTGGATGGCGGCAACGATGTCCGCTCTATGCCAATCAGTTTCTTTCATTGTTTTCTTCCCGTTCTATTTGTTTTATGCCAACCTATACGGTTACACATGTGGGTCACCTAACGGAGTTACACCACGTGGCTTATTTGAATATTAGATAGAAACTCAGTTGTTTTCAACTAGTTTCTTTCAAAGTTTCTTTCAAGATGGATTTTTTGAAATCAACTTATTGATAAATAAGTTGATTATGTTTGAATTAATCTATTTTGTTTTCTAGTTTATTTGTTTCGTTCATGAGGTTTTGTATGAAACAGGAATGGTATTTGGCAAAAGACTTGATTCATGTCCCTGGTTTGCCTTCTACGCCGCAAGGAATTAATAAGCGGGCAAAGGTGGAAGGATGGGTGAAAAGGCCAGTGAGTGTGCCTGGTGTACGTGGGCGTTCGTTTGAGTACCATATTGATAGTTTGCCGCAGGTGATTCGCAATTATCTCAGCTCGGTACAGGAAATTGGGGTTAGGCAGACTGCTGTCAATCACAAGCATGACGACTCTACGGGCTTAGATGCCAATACACTGGAGTGGTTGAAGATTTATGAATTGATGACAGAGGAAGAACGCAGCAACACTTTACAGGTTGTTAGGCGTAAGGGGATTGATACTTTGCTGGCGATTACTGACGAAGAGAACCAGGGCTTGATTAGCCTGCCTCCGCAGGCAAAGAAAACAGCACTGTTGCTTGCAAAATTGCCAGTTGAGAGAGTGAAAGAGATTTTTGTTCTCGCTGAGATGGGCGAACATGGCGCAGTATTAAATATCAACAAAAAGTAAGCGGATTCATAGAGATATATTCACGTATTCAATGATTTATCTCATAATTATCACAATGCTTTTAAAATGGATCATCGTATGATCTAATTTATGCAGAATTAAATGCAAAAAAACGCACTTTTGATTATTTTTATCGTAACCATGCAAAATCGTTGAATTGCCCCGTAAGCCGCTCCCTTCAAGGCATTCCGCCTAAATCAGACTCTCCCTAAGCTATGTTAAAATGATCACTCCCCCACACAGGACGCTCTAAATAAATAGCCCACTGA